GGATCCATGTCCTCTCCTATTAAGAAATCCGACCCATACATAGTCAAGTTGAGCAACTCCCGTGACCCGAAGGTAACGTGTACTCTATTACACCTGACTACGTGCGGCCTGACAATATTGCGCAAAGCACATATTGTGAATTTCTTATACGGGTTGAAGGCAAGCTTCGGCCGTAAATTAGGGACTAACACTCGAGACGTCCAAATAAAGTCTTTGAGAAAGAACTGGTCTGCTATTGCGTGCGCACTAGAGCTATCGTGGGGTGAAATCTCAACATCGAAGATGTGGGGACCGAACAATCGCGGGTCAATTAACAAGATTATCCATGTAATCTACGATATTATCACGAAAGGAATAGTACCAGCATTAAAGGCTTTCTCTTTACTTGTCAGATCTAAAAGTTTGGATTTGGAAGCAAGAGGCCTGGGTAACCGAGGGAAGGAAGGTAAAAACCTCTTCCTCGCGTCAACGATCTCCCGGGCCATAGTTGCACCAAAACCATCATCCGATCAAGTTAAGACTGAATTGGACGCTGCTTTCCACCGACTTGTGTTAAAAACTGCTATGCCGACAGAAGGTATGCTCTCCTCTTTGAAAGAGTTCATCCGAAGAAAATTTGGGTGGATGAAATTTCGAAGGGAGGCTGTTCTACCTCTGCCGAACCTTAAGGCCTGTCTCGAACGACCGACCTCCGAGGGTGGTGCTCTTTATGTTACTGAGCACTCTCTGGAGACCGATGAAGAATTCGACATGCGCCTCAAGGAACATAGTAAACAAAAGTCAGTGGACACTGCGATTCGACTTGGTTTTGACTGGGCCGATTTGGATGATATAGATGCTCTCGAAAAGATCCGTGGACTCTTAGGAGACTACGATGATTATCAGGACCATCTCGAACCAGTCCGTATGAAATATACTACTTCTCAATTATTCTATCGTTCCTTAAGCAAACTAAATACGCAGGAATGCTCGCGAGCGAGCCTACTGCCCATAGTTCAACCTGACGGGAAAATTCGTGTTGCAACGCTACACTCGGCCCACACCATGTGGGTTAGTCGAGTGATGACGTCTTGGCTCATGCCATTCGTTAAGCGACTTGCAGTCACTCGGCAAATGCTGAGAGGCGAAGAATCTTTCCATGTTGATACTCTGGACAACGGGCCAACTCGTTTATTCTCTGCGGATTTCACTAAATCTACGGATCCTATCTCGATAGAGTTAAGTCGTTTCGTACTCTCTACATTAGGTCAAGTCAGCAATGCGCCGACCTGGTGGTCTACTGCAGTGGACGGAGTAATACGATCTTATACACTATCAGGAGGTCCCTATCTCGGTAAAACGGAATGTGGGGCATTGATGGGTCTCGGACCTGGGTGGACAGTCCTTAACATACTCCATGCATTCGCAGCGGAAACCGCTGGTGCCGTACCGGAAGATCATAAGATCTGTGGGGATGATTTAGTTGGCTTATGGAACGATAAGATAATTAAGAAGTACAAGCGTTGCATCTCTGACTTAGGGCTCGTCCTCAACGAGCAGAAATCCTTTATAAGCGATTCTGCTGGGGTCTTTTGTGAGCGATATGGTGTCAGAAATGGCAACCGGGCTTGGTTTCCATACTTAAGTCGAATCGGTGAGTGTTGTGGTGTTAGAACAATTGATGGTAAGTTTGGAAGGTCGTCTATGGACGCACTAAGTAAAATCTCGAAAGACCCTACTGTGCACCGACTTCTTCGCAAACTCGCTGGTAACGCCAGTAGGCGTCTAAGTATTGGGTGGAGCTTCCCAGGCCTCTTTGGTCAGGGTGGTGGTTCTGCTGACAGGGCTCCAGATGCCGTAACGGTGGTCTGCTACGCTCTGTACGGTGGTACTCCCTTGTCCGTGTTTGAAAACACGGATGAAAGGGTCTCAACACTTAGAACACAACTTCGAACTCTTGGAAAGGCGCGGGCCGGTATCCCCGCTCGTGTCGTCCTAACGAAAGCCGAAGCGATCGTCGAGATGAATGCACGAGAGGAGTCGCGATCACACGCTAAGAATCCGAAGATGACCACATACAGTTCTATTAAAAGGACGCTTATCGCTCGAAGAACAGAAGCTAAAGCTTTAATAAAAACCGCAGGTGGTCCAATTGGTGCCATCAATTATTTGATGAAAAGTAACAGTAATGTATCATACCCTCGGTCGTCGAACGCTTTATTCCGTAATGTTAGTCATGCTATGCGACATCGCGCATTTACGAAGGCTTTAGGCCTTCTAGCTAATTCGTGGAACGACAACGTAGATTCGATACTTTCACATGGTATTTTCATCTCCCTCTTCTCTGAAGAGCAAACCCCAATATCCTCACGGACATTGGAGCCCACTGATCAAAGGTGGGGTTCATTAATC